GAGGGTCAGCAGCAACAACTAAAGAAGATTTGAAAGGGTATACCCCTTCTGCTAAATTAGATGATAAGGGAGTTATACATACTGACAATGTTTATGACGCTGTAAAAGCTTTAGGAGAAAATAGAAAAGTGGAGCTTAAACAGCCAAAACAAATCTCTACTCTTCTCAATGAACTTCAAGCAAAAGTGAAAGCTGCTGAATCACTTGGCCAGAAAGCACCTGATTATAATCTTTGTAATGTTTCTGTTGCTGGAACAAATGTATTCTGTGCAGAGACAAAGGGTATTCCTCGACTTGAAATGCCGCAATTAAAGGGCACTCCAATTGAGGGTTCAAAAGCTGCTGGTTTACCAAAAGATATTCGTGGAGAAGTTGATATTTCTAGCAAATTTAGAGAGAATCTTTCGTCTAAAGGATATAAGATTCAAATGTCTTATGAAAGAGCTGATTTCTTAAAAGCTACTCAAAAAGAATTAAACGGTGTTAAAGTTGGTATTCTGGCTAAAGCTTTGAGACAAGGGACGTTGCAAGGGCAGTTTATTTTTGTTTCAAAGGATAATTACATCATAGATGGCCATCATAGATGGGCAGCAACTGTAGCGGTTGATTTTGATGACAATAAACCTGGTGACTTAAAAATGAGAATCGCAAGAGTTGATGCTGACATTATTGATTTATTAAGTGAAACTAAAGAATTTGCGAAGAAATATGGTATACCTCAGATTTCTATACACAAAATGGCAAAGGCAAGTAAACAAGTATGCGCTTGCATGGTAAAGGCAAATAAAGTGGTTGCTGTTGATTTTCATGGCACAATACGAAATAATGATGGAAATTTGTGCCGTGGCATTAAAGAGAAGCTCAGCGAAATGAAACAGGCAGGGTATAACATCATTGTATATACTGCCGGAACGACAAAGAATCCTTCTATATTGAATGGCATCAATGTATATCTAAAAGAGAATGATATCCCATATGACGAGATATGGAATAGCCAAGGCAAGCCTGATGCAGATATTTATATAGATGATAAATCGTTCAACCCTACAGAAAGAGATATAACTACATTGGAGGTTTCAAATGCCAGCGTTAACTGATGACCAGAAAAGAATAATTGCTAATGGTGATTTCAATAAAGCCCTAAAGGAGATTCCTCCGACTCAGCCAGAGACTTCGGACCATGACCAGAATACGGACCAGTATGTAGACCTTGGCGGACCAAATGAGACTACTGCGGCACAGATTAAAGCTGCGGTTGCTGGTGGAGCATCGGGGTATAGCGGATATAGTGGATTTAGTGGTGCAGGAACATCAGGATATTCAGGGTATAGTGGTATTGATGGAGCATCAGGGTACTCTGGTTATAGCGGAGTTGATGGTATATCTGGATATTCGGGCTACAGTGGAGTCGATGGAGCCGCGGGTGTTACTGGAACATCTGGCTATAGTGGAGCATCAGGATTCAGTGGTGCTGATAACGCGTTGCCTGTTCCGCCTGTTGGTGATGGAACATACCATCTTAATGTAACAAGTGGCGTTGCCACATGGGTATCTGTATAAAGAGAGGAGATAGAGAAAGATGGTTCATGTTACAACTGATTTAATGAAAAGGAATAAAGATAGAAAAGGTGCTCCTGACGTAAAGAATGTTGAGAGGACTGGTAAAGACACTTTCGTTGCTCATACACATGGCAAGGACAAGTTTGAAGGAAAGTTTGATAGCAACAAATATAAGATAAGTGGCGGTAAAATAGTACCGAGGTAGTTATGCCAGTACTGAAATGTCCAAACGGGAAGTACAGAATAGGGTCAGGACAATGTATGTATGACTCTAAAGAAAAAGCCGAAAGAGCATATAGAGGATATCTTGGTAGTAAACATGCTAAAAAGGCAACAGGAGGAGACTCAATGGATACCCGGATAAGTTTATTTGTTCCCATTAACAAATTTGATGAGGAACAGAGGATGGTCTATGGTATTGCTACCAATGCAGGGTTAGACAAGCAGAACGAAGTAGTTGATTATGCTGCTACTAAGGATGCCCTGAAAGATTATTCTCAGTGGCGAAACATTAGAGAAATGCATAAGCCAAGCGCTGTTGGTACTGCTCCAATTCTCGAGCTTAGAGATGCAACTGAAGAGTTGTATATTGGAGCAAAGATTGTAGATGACCAAGCCTGGGCAAAATGTAAAGAAGGTGTATATAAAGGATTCTCAATCGGAGGGGAGGTGTTAGACAGAAGAGTTGAGATAAACAAGGCAACAGGAAGGCCTATAAATAGAGTTACAAAGTATGTGATGAATGAGATTAGCGTTGTAGATAGGCCAGCTAATCCCACTTGTAAGTTTCAAACAGTTAAACGTGACACTTCGATTGAGACGATAACATTGTCCGACGACCCTCTCAAGGACGAAAGTATGAGAGTGATGGAAAAGGCCATTATGCTTTCTAAGAGGATACTTACAAAATCCGAATTGGAGGCATTACCGGACGAGAAATTCGGTCTTATAAAAGTTATATCTGATGGCGATAGTCTTATTAAGCATAGGCTATATCCTATGCCTGATAGGACACATGCTATCAATATGGTAAGAAAGATGGTAAGCTGTGACGAATTGTCTGAACAAGACAAAGAGCGTATCCACACCACAGCACTGTCTGTTTTGGGTAAGAAGCATAATGAGTCAGAATGTCCGTATTGTGTAAAAAGTAAATTAGAAGGAGGTGCGAAAGTGAACAAAAAGATTGTTAAAGCAGCTGTTGTGGAACCTGAGGACCCGAAAAAGAAAACTCCTGAAGAGGTAGTTCAGGAGCCAGCTGAAGAGCAGAAGCCCGACATCGTAATTGATGAAGAGGCTCCAGCTTCTGACGCTGTTCCTGCGGGCCAGTCAACAGATGCAAAGCTTGATAGAGTTATAAGTCTCCTTGAAACATTAATCGGCGTAGAAGGAGCTGAAGGTGAAGAGCCGATGGATGATAGTGCTGGAGGAGATGATGAGCCTATAACTACAGAGGACGAGATAACCGATGTAGTTGAGGACGAGGAACTGGTAACTGAGCAGGTAGAAGAGAAGGCTCCTGAAGATGAAATTGAGGAGCAGCCTATGGGTGAGCAGGAAGAAGTAGTTGAACCTGCGACATCTGCTAACACTATTTCCAGAAAAAAGACGATAGTGGAAGAGTGTTATAAAGGATTAAAGGCTAGGAAGAGACCTGTTCTAAAAGGCAGCATGCTTGCAAAAGTTCGTGCTATCGTTGAGCCGATAGCGAAAGAGAATCGCGAGCTTCGCAAGAGGTTAGATAAGATTGAAAAGGCTCCTCTTGCTAGAAAAGGAACGTTCGGCGATAAGGTAGAGAAAATAGAGAAGTACCCTACGTCGAAAGTTCAGGATGTGAGATTAACGAAGCTGGATGTCATTTATAGTGACGAGCTTCAGAAGGATATAGAAAAGGCGAATGACTTGAGAAAAGGCAGTAAGGCTCTGACTCAAGACGAACGAGCGTTTTGTGAGCGTGTGGCTGATAAAATGCTTGAGGAGAAGTTTAGCAAGGTTTCGTAATCTTGTTGAACGGCGGTAAGTATCTTATAACAGGAACGGAGGTGATAGTTAAAATGTTTTTTAATCCTCAGACAATAGATAAAGCTATTTCTGATATTCAGAAAGCCATTGGAAGTATAGATGTAGATGGTCTTTTGTTGGTCCGGGAAGATTTGCAGGCAGAGCTTGCTATTATGGCACCGACGGATACACCTGTGAGAAACAGGATGAACCGTATTGCTGGTAATGGTAAAGCCCATGCTTGGTATCAACTCACGCCGACACCTGCCACCGAAGGTCTGTTCTTAGGCACAGCGCCATCCAATGCGTTTTTTGAGAGAGGTGGATTACCGAATGCTACTCAAGCGTCGTATAAGTATAAGTCAGCCCCGTATACGTCACTCGGCGATATGATAGTCGTGTCATTTTTTGACCAGATGGCAGGAGCTACATACGCTGACGTAAAGAAGCTGCAGACGAAGATAAAGATGATTAACACTGCGTTGATAGAGGAATGGGCAATTATCAACGGCGATAGCTCTGTTAATCCGTTGCAGTTTGACGGTTTACTGAAGCAGATTACTACTAATACGGAGGATGCAGGAGGTGCAGCATTCACTCTCACTCAGGTGAATAACCTATTGAAGACAATAACCATTGTGGGCGGAAAGCCGCAGGCGTTAGTTATGTCGTATAGAGACAACCAAAGATTCAGCGACATAATTCTCAGCTCGTATTACAGGCTTTTCCAGTCCGGAGCTGGTGCACTGGCTGATGTTCCTGCCGGAGTAGCAGTAACCAAATGGGTGTCTCCTTTCGGTACCCTGGATATCATTGGTAGTCGGTTCTTGCCGAATACTGGAGTAACCGGAAATATCATCGCGATTGATGATAAGACCGTGTTAGATGATGGCAATGCTCTGCAGATGGTAGACCTTATGCCGATATCTTCAATAGACCTAGCTCTATTGCAGACGGCTTACAGGACGATAATCTGTGAGTTCACAGTGTTGCAGATGACCTGTGAAGCCTTCCAAGGCAAGATAATCAACTGCGCTTAATACAGTAAAGTATTAGGCGAAGGTCTTTAAAGAATATATGGGGTAGCTGACCACTACCCCTGCAATAATACATATATATAATTAGAAGTGTTAACATATAAAACTGTAGTAAACACGAAGATAAAGGAGAGAGAAAGATGAAAGGTAAAGTGATTTGGTTCAATAAAAAAAAGGGTTTTGGTTTCATCTCACCTGAAGACAAGAGCAAAGATATTTTTGTTCATTACTCAGGTATAATCGATGAAGAAGATTACAAGGTTTTAGAAAAGGGACAAGCTGTTGAGTTTGAGATTACTGAAAACGATAAAGGTAGGACTGCAGTTAACACAAAAGTTCTGGAGCAAGTAGTTCAGAAGTAATTGTTAATGGTGTTCAGCTTCGCTTCACCAAAAACAGGAGGAAGATATGGCTGATAAGAGATTTACTGAGTTGTCAATACCAAGAGATGCAGATGGTCGAGTACCAGCTGTAGGTTTTGGTTATGACCCGGTTCTTGATGTATTCTACCCGCTTGCAGTGACGGATTTGGGCGATGGTAGATATAAGTTACAAGTTGAGGCTGCATTTAGTGGTTCTATTTCAATAGGGAATGTCAGCATAAAAGATGCTGTTGGTACTCAGCTCGCAAGTGTTGATGCTGATGGTCACATCATGGCTTATGCTGATGATAATCCCCTTAAGAAAGCGAACATAACTTCTGAATACACTTATGTTGCGTCTGGGTATGGTGTCGGAAAAGTTGAGACTATAAAGGAATATCCAACAGGAGCTTCTGGAGGGAGCCCTGCAAAGTTAACTACTTATAGTTATAATGTTGATAACAAAGTAATTTCTATAGTAGTAACTGATACTACAGTTTAGGAGATGCTATGGGACGAACTAAACCTACGCTATATGATATAATACAGGACCAAAGGGAAGACGCATCTGATGTCTTTCAGCAGAGTGCTGGCGTAATATCGCCTGTAGTTGCTAATTCAAAGATGCAACTTGATGCTGCGCCTTCAGCTCCGTCTACTCCTGCAGCTGACAAGATAAGATTCTATGCCACTGCTATAGGAGCGACACCGAACAAGACGATAAAGTTTGCGTATAAAACTGAACAGGGAGATGAAGTTATCTTCTCCACAATGATAGTGTAAGAGAAAGAGAAGTGTATGAAATTGAATTTGGGTTGTGGTGATTTGCTGATGGAAGGTTGGGTCAATTGCGATTTGTATAACCCAGCCGCGGAAGTAAAGTGTGATGTAAGAAAGTTGCCGTTTGAAGATGGAGAGGCGGATGAGATTTACTCCTCTCACCTGATAGAACATTTCGACTTCAGGGAAGCATTTGATGTTCTGAAAGAATGGCAGAGAGTATTGAAGCCTGAAGGGATACTGATAATAGAAACCCCAGACTTCGAAGCAAGTTGCAAAAAGTTCCTTGAAATAGGCGAGCAGAAGAGAGTTGAGATGTATTCGCACTTCTTCGCTAAGCCGTGGGTAGACGGAGAGACGCATAAGTTCCTATATACAGAGGGTCAGTTGAGATGGACACTCGGTCAACTCGGCTTTAAAGATATAGTGAGGCAACCAGCCTTAAGATAT